AACAATATTATTGGTGCGACAGATGCTGAAAGTGATGCATCGTTACTTGAACGATTGCTTGAGATTATTCGCCGACCACCTGCTGGAGGCAATCGTTATGACTATCGTACATGGGCGTTATCGGTGGATGGTGTGGATGCAGCTTATGTTTACCCGTTACGTCGTGGGCTTGGTACGGTAGATATTGCGATCACATCAAATAACGATGTACCAAGCGATGAAACAATACGTCGCTGCCAAGAATATATTGATGATGTGCGCCCAGTAACCGCGCGAGAAAGCAAAGTGGTGAAACCCGATGTAACGAAAGTCAATTTTAATATTCAGGTGAAAATCAGTGGCGTAACCTTACCCGAAATTAAGGCAGCGATTTCCGCCGCACTTGCGGATTATTTTAATACGTTAATCCCCGGTGATGATTTGATTGTGTCGCAATGTGAAGCGGTGGTTAATAACTTGGTAGGTGTGGTTGACCGTAAGTTTACGGCACCTATCACTAATCTAAAAGCAGATGTGCGTACAAAAATTGAGTGGTTTAGGTTAGGTCAAATCACCGTTACGGAGATGGCATGATGCAAACTGACCACAAAAAGGTATTGGCAAAACTTTATCCGCCTATTTCGTACGATGTTAATGGCGAACGTTTTTTAGCGCAATGTGAGGTGGATGGCAATGCGTTTGACCGATTACAAAAAAGTGCGGTGGATTTATTGCAAATTATTGAACCAGCCACCTCCAATACGATGTTGTCCGATTGGGAACGTTTATGCGGCATAAAAACAGATTATACCAATAACTATCAAGCACGAGTAAAACGTGTCATTGCCAAGTTAAATGCGATTGGGGGCTTATCCATTCCCTATTTTAAACGTATTGCCGAAAGTATTGGATATCGCATCGAAATTAAAGAGTTTTCTCCCCTTGCGAATGATTTGCCAACGACGGGAGATTTAGCTCAATTTCGCAATGAAGCTCGCGACAACTTGATTTTTATGTGGCGAGTATCGGTGCTTAATGGGGATGACAATATCGTGTATTTCCGCGCAGGTAGTTCATTTGCCGGTGATCACTTGGTTGAGTTTGGCGACCCCATTATTGAGGAGTTCTTCCGCGATTTAAAACCCGCCCATACCTACTGCTATTTTGCGTATCAATAGAGAGACAAAAATGAAAACGTTACTACCCGAAATTAATTCCGCAGACAAGCGCTTTCATAACGGTGACCCCGCCACAGGGGAACAAGGCACACGCGTGACAGACACATGGCTAAACGACGTGCAAGACCGAGTGCGAGATGTGCAAGCCGAAGCGCATTATGTGTTGCTAAAAGCAGGTTTTAGACCTGTAGAAAATAAGCAAACTCAGCTTTATGAAGCTATTGTTAAGATTATTGATGACAACCGTAAATTTGCTAGCACAACGCAAAAAGGCGAAGTGCGGTTGACGAGTGATACGGGGTTAGATAGCGAAGAGTTGGGTTTAACCGCCCGCGCAGGTAAAAAACTCGCGCAAATGATTGCGGTTGTGCAACTTGCTTTAAACAACTATATCCCGCTTAACAAACGCTCATCATCAGTTAATAGTAATGATGAAAATAATGTAGCGACATCAAAAGCGGTTAAAACTGCATATGACAAAGGTGTGGAAGCCAAAACTGCCGCAGATAATGCTCAACGCACAGCAAATGATGGCGTATCAAAAGCTAATGCAGCAAACCAAAATGCTGAAGGTCGTGTATCTAAATTAGGTGATAGTTTAACAGGCATTCTGCACACAGTCGGCATTGCGTCCACTCATTTTGGACTAGGCGCTTATTCGTCTCAATACACTAGCGGTGCGCCTTTTCTAGTTGAATCTACAGGCTCAAAAGACAGAGATAATTACCATCCCTTTGTCAAAGGTTTAGTTCGATCAAAAGGACGTTATGGCGCTGGATTTTCGTTTGGGTACACAACAAAACAGGGCGCAGGTGATGGATTTGGCAGAGGAATTATTAACCTAGTCGAAGATAACGGTACAATTAAAAATTGGGGATTCGAACATAATGGCGACTTTAATTCCGCTGGGGATGTTCGATCTTCAGGTGGTAAATCTTTAAACAATGCCGCGCAATTATCGGATTTCGTATATCAAAAAATCGGCAATTTTGAAGTTCGGAAATATCCAGATGGAACTATGCTTCAAACATATATACATCATCCAAATAATGGAAAAATTGGTGTTCAATTTTCTAAACAAACATTTAATTGGGCTGTTGCCTTTGTTGAAAAGCCAAAGGTATTTATACAACACGTTAATAAAGAACCTAGCGAAAACAGCGGTGTGGACATTACCTATACAATCCAAGATAACGAAACAACCAATTCTAAAGTAACATTTTGGGTATGGGAATGGTACTTCAATAACCTTTTAACAGATTTTAATGTACTCGCTATCGGGCGATGGAAATAAAATAGGAGAAACACCGTGACAATGTTTTATTTAAATGGTTTTTATGACAACACCGATGGCGGCTTTGTGCCACAAGGAGCAGTGGAAATTAGCCAAGATCAATATATTGAGCTAGTTAATGGACAATCTCAAGGCAAGCAAATCATCGCAGACAAAACAGGCAACCCTGTATTAATTGACCCACAACCCAGTGCGGCCCACGTACTAAATCTTGATACGCAGACATGGGAAATTTCTGTCGAAAAACAAACCGCACTTTTAGCTGAAACTCAAACTCGCCTTATCGCCAACATTGACGAGCATGCGGCAAAAATCTACAGCACTTGGACACGTTTTGAGAGTGAGTATCGTGAGCGTCAAGTCGCAGCTGAAGCATTTAAAGCGGCAAATTATGAGGGCGAATGTAGTAGATATATCTCAGACTTTGCACAACGCGCAAGACTGGATAACAAGACCGCCACAAACCTGATTTTGACGCAGGCGGCAGGACTCGAAAAACTGCTGGTTGAATTAGCTAATCAACGTATGCGCAAGTATGAGCTCGAAGCACCAGGTTTAACGCTTGAGCAAATGCAGGCAACTTATGATGACATCATCAAGCAAATGGATCATTTAATGGAGGCTTATAACAATGGCTGATAAGGTTTATTTAGCCCTTTACAAGGGGAAAAAAACAGGCATAAATCCCACCGCACTTTTGGCGCGTTTTTCAGATTGGCTCACCCGTAAACTGACAAAAGGGCCTTACTCTCACTGCGAGATTGCTGTTGAGCGTATTGAGTACACATCAGGCCATCACTACGAACATGAGCTTCATTATGACTGTTATTCATCATCTATTCGTGATGGCGGCGTACGTTGTAAAGAGATTGATCTCACCGAAAGAGATAAGTGGGATTTGGTGTTGCTTGATGGCGTTAGCGAGGCAGAGGTTGAGTTTTATTTTAACTCTACAAAAGGGAGTAAATACGATTGGTGGGGAGCTATCGGTATTATACTAGGTATTAAACAAAAACGCAGTAAATATTTTTGTTCTGAGTGGTGTTTTAACGCAGTCACCGGTAAAACTCAAGGTTGGCGATTCAGCCCAAATCAACTGGCAGCTATTTTTAAAAAAGGATAAATTTATGAAAATTGGTAACAAAATAAAATTACGTAACGGCAATGCTGGCACTATCGTCTATGAGAGCCCATTTGGTAAATTATTAATCGTTGAGCATAACGGTGATGAGTTACCACCTAGCCACTGGCATAATGCGGATGGTACGTTTTATGCAGATTGTACAAGTGATTTAGATGTAGTTCACGAATAAAGACGGCGACACTATCTGTGCGGTAACACGGATAATGCCAGCTAAGCAGAATAAGCCTGCATATAGCTATATGCCGCCTACCTCGCGAGGCAGGCGGTATTTTAACAAAACCGCTAAAAATGGGAAAGTATATGCAGAATTTAAAAGAGATCCGTTGCCAGTGTTGCAACAAATTATTGGCAAAAGTCGGCACAGTGAAACATTTAGAAATCAAATGTAGTCGCTGTAAAACCATTAACCATATTAATTAACTTGATTTGAGTGTCGGAGTGTCAAGAACACCGGAACGCCATAGATAAGGAGGAAAAAAACTATGGCAAATCAAGCTAAAAGAAACTTTAAGCAAGCCCCATTACCGTTTGTCGGTCAAAAGCGCAACTTTTTAAATCACTTTAAAGCGATTTTAAACGAGCAGATTACGGGCGATGGCGAGGGCTGGACGATTGTTGATACGTTCGGTGGTTCAGGCTTGCTTAGTCATACTGCAAAACAACTCAAACCTCGCGCTCGCGTGATTTACAACGACTTTGACGGTTACGCTGAGCGCATTAAGCATATCGATGACATTAATCGCTTGCGGGCGCAAATTGCGGCGTTGTTAGTGGATATCCCACGTCAAAAGCGCATCACCGATAAAGCGCTCAAGGCGCAGATTATTGACACCATCAAAGCGTTTGACGGCTATGTTGACCTTGCTACGCTAACTAGCTGGCTGTTGTTTTCTGGGCAACAAGTCGGCGCGTTTGAGGAGTTGTGCAAAAAGGATTTCTGGCATTGCGTCCGCGCGTCAGATTACCCGTCCGCCGATGGTTATTTGGACGGCGTTGAGGTGGTGTCCGAGTCGTTTCACACGTTGCTCCCACGCTTTAGTGCCGACCCACAGGCGGTATTTGTACTTGATCCGCCCTATCTTTGCACTAAACAAGAGAGCTACAAGCAAGCGCACTACTTTGATTTAATCGACTTCTTACGATTAGTCAACATCACACGTCCGCCGTATATCTTTTTTAGCTCGACTAAATCGGAGTTCGTGCGGTTTATTGAGTACATGCAGGAAGATAAGATTGATAATTGGCAAGCCTTTGATAATGCGCAACGAATTGTAGTCAATGCCTCAGCAAGCTATTCAGGTAAGTATGAGGATAATATGGTTTACAAGTTCTAAACTGTAAAATTTAAACGCCCTTTAATGATGATTTAAAGGGCGTTTTT